GGAAGAATGGCGGCGAAGGGTGCAGGAGCAGTAGCAAAAGGTGTTGGTAAAGTAGGAGCCAAAGCGGCAAAGGCTGGAGGCAAGTTAGCTGTTAAAGGAGCTAAAGCAGGAGCTAAGGCGGCTGGTAAGTTAGCTGTTAAAGGAGCTAAAGCAGGAGCTAAGGCGGCTGGTCAAGGAGCCAAAGCGGCTGGACGTGGAATTGCTCAAGGAGCCAAAGCCGTTGGACAAGCTGTTGACGCCGCAGGCGGAGTTGGAGCAATTGCACAACAGGCAGGCGCGGCAGTTGGACAAGGTGTTGATAAAGTTAAAGGTGTAGCACAACAGGCGGCACAAGGTTTTAAACAACAACAAGCACAAACACCAGCACAAGAAATTCCACCAGGACAACCAGCAGGAAAACCAGACCAAAAAGCAACACAAAAAGTTGCACAAAGAGCCACAGCACTAAAAAGTGTAGCTGGCGGTTCAGCAAGTGGCGGTATGGTTGCTAAAGGAATGGATAAAGTTGCCTCAGGAAGTACATTACCTCCTAATTTAATAAAAGCAATAGCACCTTATACACAAAGCATTCAAAAGATGATGCAAGATCCTCAATTATTTTCTAAATTTAAACTATTAATGAAACAAGCTAACGCCGGGCAATAAGCCGGAAGGCATATCTAAGAACCTTAGCAGTACATAAGTATTGTTATGCAAGATTTTAGAATAGAACAACTATTATTTACTGAACAATTTGATGTGTATACTAATGTATACTCAAAAGCAACAGAAGTGAAAGAACATCTCACCCAACTTATTAAACAAGAAGGCGATAAACAGTACAGAAGAACAAATGTTCAAGCGAACATGACATCGTGGGACATGTTTTCAAATAAAGACTTTATTCCTATAATTGATTGGGTAATTGAAACTTTAAAACTAAGCGACACACCGTCTGCACCAAAAGACACAACAAAACTTTATTGTGTTGATTGCTGGGGTGTTAATTATAAAACAGGCGACTATACTAACCCTCATGCTCATTGGCCAGCACAATGGGGTTTCGTATATTATGTTGATGCTTGTCCAAAATGTGCTCCATTGGTATTTCCAGGAGCAGGAAAAGCCATCAAACCAAATACAGGATTAGTTATAATTTTTCCTGGACCAATATCACATTCTGTACCAAAACACGAATGCGATCATAATAGAATTTGTATAGCTGGAAATATTGCATATAAATTAGAGAAAGCTAATCCAAAAAAAATTGCAGAAAACACTTGACATTAGACAAGAAAACAAGTATAATATACTAATAACCTGGAGGTAAAACATGAGTGACCGCACATACGGCCCCGAAGAGAAAGACAAATTAACAAGACTAGTAAATGAAGGCGCAACAGTTCTACAAGAAATTGAAGATCTTAATGCCGGACTAAAAGATACTGTCAAAGCAGTAGCAGAAGAATTAGATATGAAACCATCTCTTATTACTAAAGCAATTAAAATTGCTCATAAAGGAGATTGGTTAGCGACTGCTGATGCATTTGACGACTTAGAAACTTTAGTTGCTACGGTTGGCAAAGACAAACTGTGATATTTCGAATACAAAACTTTTTTAAAGAATCTTATAGATTAAGTCCTACAGCATTTTATTGTGAAATGATTGAGGCAAGTTTATTAATTAGTGCAAGTGCAATTCTTACATTTACTGTACTAGATCCAGCAACCAAGATTTTTATACCAATGTACTTTATTGGATCAATTTTTGGTATTATAAGTGCAGTCATTAGACGAGCGGCATTTGTTATTATATTGTGTTCATGGTTTACTCTTATGAATGCTATAGCACTTTGGAAATTATTTTTATGACAATCTATATGGTAGACATAGACGGTACAATATGTTATACTGATGGTAACAAATATAAAGAAAGTAAACCTAAACAAGCTAGAATAGAGTATTTAAATGAACTATTTGATAAAGGCGATGAAATACATTACTGGACAGCCAGGGGTGCAAAGTCTGGAATAGATTGGATAGAGTTTACTAAAGAACAATTAAAAGGCTGGGGAGTAAAGTTTACTTCTGTAAAAACATGCAAACCACATTACGATTTATGGATAGATGATAAGGCAACAAGTGATAATGATTATTTTTGGCACGGTCCTAAGGGCCTACGTAGATAAAGGAGTATTAAATGAGTTACGTTGATGCTCTATTTGATAGAAATGCAGATATTCTTCGTGTTGTAGAACGCAAAGAAGGTAAAAGGCATTTTACTGAATACCCTATTAAGTATACATTCTTTTACAAAGACCCACGTGGCAAGTATAAAAGCATTTATGGTGATCCTTTAAATAGAATTGTTTCAAAGTCTACTAAAGACTTCCGTAAAGAACTTGCAATTAACAATACAAAACAATTATTTGAAAGTGATATTAATCCTATCTTTCAATGTTTAAGCGAAAACTATCTTAACGTTGATGCTCCGAAACTTAATGTAGCATTTTTTGATATTGAAACAGATTTTGATCCTGAACGTGGCTTTGCTGATCCTAGTGAGCCGTTTATGCCTATAACTGCAATTAGTGTACATCTACAATGGATGAATACTCTTGTTACTTTAGCAGTTCCTCCGAAAACACTTACAATGGAAGAAGCTAAAGAACAAACAAAGGAATTCCCTAATACACATTTATTCGAAAAAGAAGGAGATATGTTAAAAACATTTCTTGACTTAATCGAAGATGCTGATATTCTTACTGGTTGGAATAGCGAAGGATATGATATTCCATATACAGTTAATAGAGTAAGCAGAGTATTAAGCAAAGATGATACAAGACGTTTTTGTCTTTGGGGACAATTGCCTAAGAAACGTGAATACGAAAAATACGGTAAAAAAGCTGAAACCTATGACTTAATAGGTAGAGTACATTTAGATAGTTTAGAATTATATCGTAAATATACGTATGAAGAAAGACACACATACAGACTTGATGCTATTGGCGAAACTGAGATCGGTGAGCAAAAAACTGTTTACGAAGGTACGCTCGATCAACTTTATAACAATGACTTCAAGACATTCATTGAATACAACAGACAAGATGTTGCATTACTGGACAAGCTGGACCAAAAACTAAAGTTTATTGATTTATCAAATGAACTAGCACACGCAAATACTGTTTTGCTACAGACTACAATGGGTGCCGTTGCAGTTACAGAACAAGCAATTATTAACGAAGCTCATGGCAGAGGTCTACAAGTTCCTAATAGAATTAAACGTGAACCAGGTAGTGAACCAGCCGCTGGTGCCTATGTTGCATTTCCTAAGAAAGGTTTACATAAGTGGATTGGTTCAATGGACTTAAATTCACTATATCCATCTGTTATTAGAGCATTGAATATGGATCCTGCAACTATAGTAGGACAACTAAGACCATCTGATACAGATGCAATGGTTGAAGAAGCAATGACACTACAGAAAAAATCGTTTGCAGGTGCTTGGGAAGGACGATTTGGTACACTAGAGTATGATGCTGTAATGGAGCAACGCAAAGATGTTGATATTACTGTTGATTGGGAAAATGGTGACGAACAACTAATGAGTGCGGCCGAAGTATATAATGTTATTTTTAATTCGCGAAATCCGTGGATGTTATCTGCTAATGGAACTATTTTAACAACTGAATTTGACGGTGTTATTCCTGGATTGCTAAAACGTTGGTATGCAGAACGTAAAGAATTACAAGCAATGAAGGGGAAAGCCATTGAAGCTGGTAATAAAATAGAAATAGCATTCTGGGATAAACGACAACTTGTTAAGAAGATTAACCTAAATAGTTTATATGGTGCAATACTAAATCCTGGTTGTAGATTCTTTGACAAACGTATTGGTCAATCAACTACACTTACTGGTAGGCAAATTGCAAAACATATGAGTGCTGAATGTAATAAAGTAATCACAGGCGAATACGATCACGTTGGTGATGCAGTAATTTATGGTGATACAGATTCTGTATACTTTTCTGCGTTTCCTGTTTTGAAAAAAGAAATAGAAAACAAAGATATACCTTGGGATAAAGAAAGTGTTATTAAATTATACGACCAAGTAGCAGGTGAAGTTAATAAAACCTTTATAGAATTTATGAGCAAGGCTTTTCATTGTCCGAAAACTCGTGCAGGTGTTATTGCCGCAGGTAGAGAAATTGTTGCAGAAAGTGGATTATATATTACTAAGAAAAGATATGCGGCACTAATTTACGATGAAGAAGGTGAACGTAAAGATACAAATGACAAGCCTGGTAAAGTAAAAGCAATGGGTTTAGACTTAAAACGTTCTGATACACCTGAGTTTATGCAAAACTTCTTAAGTGAACTATTGCTTATGGTATTAACTAATCAAACAGAAGCTGAAGTATTAAAACGTATTACAGAATTTAGAACAGAATTTAAATTACGTCCTGGATATGAAAAAGGTTCTCCGAAACGTGCAAATAAAATTGGAGATTATAGACGTAAAGAAGAAAAAGAAGGTAAAGCAAATATGCCCGGACACGTTCGAGCAAGTATTAATTGGAATACGTTAAAACGCATGAACGGAGACAAGTATAGTCAGGAAATTGTAGATGGTATGAAAGTTATTGTTTGTAAATTAAAACAAAATCCATTAGGGTATACAAGTGTTGCATATCCAACAGACGAATTACGATTACCTGATTGGTTTAAAGAACTTCCATTTGACAACGATGCTATGGAATCAACTATTATAGATAACAAACTAAGCAACTTAATCGGAGTACTTGATTGGGATATCCAAAGTACATTACAAAATAACACATTTGGTTCGCTATTTGACTTTGGAGGTAATGAATAATGCATGGAATGATAGATTTAGAAACATTAGGTACTAGTCCTGATACAGTAATACTAACTTTAGGAGCAATTAAGTTTGATCCTTACACTAATGTCGAACCATCCGATGGTCTATACTTA